CGGCCAACATTTCGTCGGCAACGCTGTAAGAAATTTTAGCCATTTCGTCAGTCGACATAGCGATTCCGTGGGATGCCAACAGCCCTTGCATAGCCTTGGCTGCAAAGTAATCCCGCAAAGTCATGCCGTGCCCCCACCACTTCAAACGTTCCGCTTCCAACTGAGGGAACGCGAACTCGTTACGTGGTTTCACGCAGACTTCCTCGCATCAATCTCACGCTTGAGATAGAACATCGCTTTCTCAAGATCCTGCACGGGATCAGAGCCATCCTTCTTACCTGCACGAGAAACGTACTTGATGACGTTACCCAATCGGTAATTAAGATCTTTGGCCTCGATGAAGTCGATGGTCTCGATACCACCTGCCTTGTAGTGCGGGGGATGATTGACGACATCGGGAGGAGAAATAACTTCACCGCCTTTATTAAGATCGATGATCGCCCCGTCTTCTCTACGGGCAAGATTGATCATCACGCGCTTCGGCTTTTCCACCACATCCAACGCCTTCTTCATCTGAAATATGTCTTGCACCAGACGCGACCGTGGGCTTTTAAACTGAGCCTTCTTCTTGGCCTTCTTGGGCGTGGTCTCGCCTCTTTTCTTCTCAGTCCAACGCACGTAATACACGTACGCCTCGCTTGACTTTGTGGCCTTCGCCACTTCCTTGATCGACTTCCCCGACTTGAGCAGGGCTTGAATTCGCTTTGCTTTGGACATAACTTAATAACTCCTTGCGTAGGTTCTCTACGTTTGTTTCATCAACTATCAATGCGATGCCACCGGCTTTACGTATGTCATCGTGGTTCTTCAACTGAAGTGCGGTGGCCTTCCCACCGTTTGCTTTTGTCTCTATACCATAAAACAACCCGGCGATACAAATAATAAAATCGGGTGCGCCGCTGTTTCCGTAACCCCCTGTAACTGGCATCACGTAGTAAACGTTTAGATCAGCAAGAATATCTTTGACGCGCTTCTTTACTCGGGCTTCGGGAGTCATGGTTCCTCATGGCAATCAGCGTATTAAGTAATACGCTAACTAACCACGAGAAACTTCGCCGCGCAACTCCTCTAAGACTTTTTCTGATAAAACAAAGACGTACACCGAGTCAGACAGCATCCACCCAATGTCTAAATAGTTTTCTGGATATCCTTGTGGGAACGAGAGCCAATAGTGCGGAAACCTAATAAGTTCGCTCCAGTCCTTCGTATGAATCATCGCTAATTGAGATCTTATACAGTCTGGTAACTGACTTAGGTTAAACATCCTCACCATAGAATCGCCCACGTCTATGTGCAGTTCATTCCCTAGCAACTGCGCGTGTACCCAATAGTGACCCTCAAGTTCACTAAGGTGAAAAGAGGCGGGTTTCCGAGGAGAAGTGTCCATACCCTTAACTAACGCATCGATATCCATGTTCATACGTCACTTCGGCAAAATAACGATTTTGCTCGTAACTGACGCACCGATATCCATCCACAACTGATTAACCCCGCCGACATCGGGAAAAAGATTCTGCGAGTTCTTATGCACCTTGAGCATCATCAGTGCGTAGTCCACTTGGCTGCGATAGGCTTCTGGAATGGCCTCGTAGTTCGGATACCACTTCGGCTGCATCGTGTAATTCGCATAACCGCTTTTGGCATACGGCAGACTACCGTCGATCTCGTAAGAGTCCAACGCTGCAATCGCACCATGCGGAGCAATTGCGCCCAGTATCACGCCGCCATTGATATCCAACGCCAAGACCCACTTCTCTTGGTCAAAGAAACTTTTAGCCTTATCAATAGAGGCTTTGAATTTGTTTTTCCTATCTTCGTACTTTTTGTACTTGTCCTCAAACACTTGTCGCATATCGCTCGGCATCTGCGTCATAACGGCAGCACCCATAGCGACTTCAGAAAGAAACGTTGTAATTCCGCTATTGAATTCGACGTATGGTTTGCAGGAAACACTCTCGCCAAACGCTTTATCGACCGCCATGTCTGCGACGGTACGAATATTATCAGCCACGCAGTTGGTCGCACAGTTAACACCCTGCCGCAACCATCGGACTGCTACGTGATCGGAGTCCTTACCCAACTTAGCACGTAGATAATTAGAACTAGTTGTGGTGATCAAAGGGCTACTGACGGGATCCGACACGCCGTCTGACGTCGATAAATACTGAAAATCCCCACGGTGATACTTGACCTTGCCTACTACGAAACCTTCCGGTGTAGTGATAAGCGCCGACATGACCATCTGTGCAGGATCAGTCACACTCTGATCACATAACAATCGGCCTATACGCACGGCCTTGTCAGTAGTGTTGTAAATCGTAGCCATGACCGGGAACAGCGGCGAGCGTACTAAGTACTGCTTCTCTGCCGGTGTATGTTGTCCGTCAAGAAAAAGATCATTGACGCTAAACTTAATTTTAGTACGACCCACTTTCGTATCTCCTATCGTTGATTAATATCTTTACCGTCGAGCCACACTTCGATGCCGTTGCCGGAATACGCACCGTCGTTGCCTCGCTCAAACTTAAACGCATCTACCTTTGCGTACTGCATCCACTCGTTACCCGTCATGCGAAACTCCTTGGCTTTGTTGTAATCCCAACCGTAGAGTTTCGTGCGAGGGGGTAACTTTTCTAGTTTGTATTTGTTCACGTTCTCCTACCCCCAATCAACGGGGGCGCGATCTTCAAAGTCCACCCAACCTTTCAGCACGGATGAGATTGAATACGTACCGCGATACTTCTTACCTACCCATGCAGAAAGTTTCTTGTCCCCCATCTGGGCAATTTCATCCTTCGCTTCTTTCGCTGCTCTTTCCCATTCTGCCTCTTTAGGTTTATTACCCTTGACCTCGCTCTTTACCAGACTTATTGAATTTTTTGTGTGGTCGTAGACCACGAATGTAACTTTCATCTCACACCTCCGTATTAGTTAATACGCTAACCGTTGATCTGAATCTTGCTGCCGCTCGGCGGTGTAAAATACTTTGACCCGCCCTCTGTGATCAGCCACAGAGTCGGCAAGTTGACCTTCCAGTCGATGCTGCTCTCGACGTAACCATCGGTAAAAATAATCATGCAGTCGGCAGTCAAGTTCTTGCTGAGGATGTAATCGCTGACGCAACCAACTCGCGTGCCGCCTCCACCCATCGGCTTCAGTAGGCTCGTGATGTTCTCGTAATTACCCTCGAATACTTGCTCGCCGTGTACCTTCGTGTCCCACCACAACACTCGTACCCGCTCCGGTGTGACGCCCTCACACAGTTCCCGAATGTGAGTCGCAACCTTGCCAATGTCGTCATTACTGATAGACCCCGACGTATCGATAGCGAGGATCACTTCGCCCACCGTCTCGTTGATCGACGATGGCAAGTAGTAATCATCAGCCAGTCGATGCTTGTTGAACCTGCGCCATGTCAGTTCATCTGAACCACGCACCGCTGACACCCAGAATTCCTGCAACACCTCGCGCCAGTCCACCTGTGGGGCCATGAGTTCTTTAATGAGTCGGGGAATCTTCGCGCCAAATTTACCCGCCAGAATCCCACCTTGGTGGATGGCATCATCTACATCACGCTTGACCTGCCCCTGCTGCTCCTCACTCATGCTGTCAAACGGCTGATCGTCATGCTCATCCATAGGCTGCCCACGATTGCCGCCCTGTCCCCGTTTGTTCTCTTGCTTGAGATACTCGTAGATACGACGGACAGACCAACCTTGGAACATCGGGTCATACAGTCCACCCTTCGGCAGAGCGGCCAACGTCGGGTGCGCCTTGTTCAGTTCGACGATGATGTCATTGGCGGCGTAGTCCATCGCCATGTTGGAGAGCATACGATTCTCTTTCATCAAGTCTCGGTGTCGCGGTATGTGCTTCATCAAAACGTGTAAATTCTCATGCAGCACAATGCCTGCGATCTCCGGGTCTGTTAGTTTCTCCATGAACGTACGCCCGTATCGCTTGTTGTAGCCGTCGGTGTAGGCAGTCGGACAGTCCTTGGGATCATCCACCACACTCGACTCACCCATGAGGATCACGCCACCATACAGGCAGGTCTCGGGATGCTTGATCAGTTTGATGTGCGCCTTCTTCAGACGGATTTCTATATCAACTTGTTTAGGTATTGCGTTCATATTTATTAGACTCCTCACGGCATCATAAGTTCCAAGTTCTTCACGCCCCACGCCTTGATCTGATCGTTGCGACTAGCGATCTTGGCGATTCGACCCTGCAACGCCATCGTAAAGAAACATTCTTGTACTTCCTCAGACCGGATCCGGTTCACAAAAGTCATAAACGACGACAGATCATCCTGCGTCTCGATGGTGTCTATCGCATTGAACATAGTGAGAAACAACGCTGCGGGTTTCTCAGGCACCTGAACATTCAAAGGATCGTTGATAATTGTCTTAACCGATACCAAGTCCTTCTCCAACGTCAAGAAAGACTCAAACGAATTGGCAAACGCTTTGCCGCACGTACC